TTACCAAAAATGATATTAGAAGATTGGTTAGGAGGGTTGATTGGAAGCAAGGAACTGTCTATGAGATGTATAGGCATGATTATGGATTAGATAATCCATCTCCGCAAACAAATTCTGCTAGATTATATGATGCAAATTACTATGTAATTAATAGTGATTTTCGTGTTTATATTTGCATTGACAATGGATCTTCTGCAACAAATACAACTGGTAATTTTTCACAGGATGAACCAACTTTTGTTGATTTAGAACCATCAAGAGCAGGAGAAAGTGGTGATGGATATATCTGGAAATATTTGTTTACCGTATCTCCAGCAGATATTATTAAGTTTGACTCTATTGAATATATTCCAGTTCCTAGCGATTGGGAAACAACAACAGATCAACAAATTGTATCTGTAAGAGACAATGGTGATTCCACAATTAATGAAAATCAGATTAAAAAGATCTATGTAGAAAATGAAGGTTCTGGATACAATACCACTGATGCGGAGTTAGATATTCTTGGTGATGGTGTTGGTGGAAAGGCAGTTGTAAATGTTGTTGGTGGTAAAATTACTTCAGCAACTGTTTCTGCTGGTGGAAATGGATATACGTATGGAAGAGTTGATTTATCAACGATTAACTCCGGTGCTACTGGATTTGCACACCTAATTCCAATTATTCCTCCATCAAGAGGACATGGATATAATGTATATGAAGAGTTGGGAACAGATCGTGTTTTAGTTTATGCTCGTTTTGATTCATCAACTAAAGATTTTCCTCTTGATACCAGATTTGCACAAATTGGAATTGTAAAGAATCCAAGTAGAATAGGAACGGCATCTTCCATCTTTCAAGAGAGTCAATTCTCAAATTTAGGTGGATTTAAACTAACATCTGTTTCTAATCCAGAAGATGCAATTCCAGGAAATAGACTATTTCAAACTGTTACTGGTGTGGGAACAGCAACTGGTTATCTTGCTTCTTATGACACTGAAACTCAAGTTATAAAGTATTTCCAAGATAGAAGTTTGTATTTTAATACAGGATCTTATGATCAGAAAGATTCCAAAACTATTATATCTGAAGCAACAAAAGTTGACTTTACTAAAGATGGTGGAACTGTAACCTCAGAAAATAGTTTTAGTGGAACTATTGATCAAAACTTTACTGGAATTACAACAGCAATTACATCTACTAAAAATGTAAATCTAGCAACTCAATTTACAAATGGCATTTCTCTTCCTGAGATAAATAAAGGATCGGGGCAAATTATCTATCTTGATAATAGACCTCGTGTCTCAAGAAACCCAAGACAAAAAGAAGATATCAAAATAGTACTGGAATTCTAAAATGTCACAAAAAACAAACTTAAATGTTTCTCCATATTATGATGATTTTGATCCCAATAGTAATTACTATAGGGTTCTTTTTAAACCAGGATTTCCAGTTCAATCTAGAGAACTGACTGCTTTGCAGTCAATGTTACAAAACCAGGTTAAATCTTTTGGAAATCATATCTTTAAAGATGGTTCCATTGTAATTCCAGGAAATATATCATATAATTCAACATACTATGCAGTAAAAATAAACCCAACGCATGTTGGTCTTAGTGTTGGATTATATCTTGACCAGTTGGTTGGTAAAAGAATTAAAGGACAAACATCACAAATTACTGGTGTTGTTCAAAAAGTTTTAAAAAATACAGAATCAGAAACTGAAGATTATACATTATATGTAAAATATATTACTGCAGATTCTGCCTTTAATATTTCTCAGTTTAGTGATTCCGAAACTCTCATTACTTTAGATAGTGTTACTTACGGGAACACTACAATTTCTGGTGGGGATACATTTGCAACATTAATCAATTCGGAGGCAACCTTTACCGGATCCGCAGTCTCTATCTCTAATGGTGTTTATTATATTAGGGGACATTTTGTCAATGTTGCAGAAGATACTATTATCCTCGATCAGTATTCAAATACTCCATCGTATAGAGTTGGTCTATCAATTACGGAATCGATAATTGATGCACAGGAAGACGATTCTTTATATGATAATGCTAGAGGGTTTTCAAATTATGCCGCACCTGGTGCAGATAGGTTAAGAATTTCAACAAATTTAACTAAAAAAAGATTAACTGATACGGATGATAAAGATTTCGTAGAGATCTTAAGAGTATCTAACGGTGTAGTTAAAAAAATTCAAGATACTAATCAATACTCAGAAATTAAAGAATATCTAGCTAAAAGAACTTTTGAAGAATCTGGTAATTATGCGGTAGATTCCTTTAATGTTGAAGTTGAAAACTCATTAAATGATAGGTTGGGTTCCGATGGAGTATTCTTTTCAAATCAAATTACAGAACAAGGCAACAATCCATCAGAAGATCTTTTAGCAGTAAAGGTTTCTCCAGGAAAAGCATATGTTCGTGGATTTGATATTGAAAAAACGTCCACAACTATTTTAGATGTTGCTAAACCCAGAACTACAAGAAATGTCTCATCGGCATCTGTACCATTTGAAATGGGTAATAGAATAAGGTTAAACAATGTTTCTGGAACACCAGCATTAGGTCTTAACCTTGATAATAACCATGTTATTCAGTTATTCAATCGAAGAAGAAATCCAGCAACAGCAAATGCTGGAACTGGATTGAAGGTGGGAACTGCAAGAGCATATTCATTTGATCTTGCTGATGCAGATGACACCGATACTGAGAACGTTTGGGATCTATATCTTTGGGATATACAAACATATACAATTCTCACATTAAGTTCGGGTGCAACAGTAAGTCAACTTCCTGTTGGTGGGCATGTAAAAGGTGTTAATAGTGGTGCAACTGGATTTGTCGTTACTCGTTCTGGTTCAGAATTTACATTAGAGCAAACATCTGGAACTTTTGTTCAGGGTGAGCAAGTAATTTTAAATGGGAACTCAACTTTAAGTAGATCTGTTGTAAGAGTAAAGGTATTTGGAATTCAAGATATCAAATCAGTTTTCCAAACAACTACAAATACCAATCTTCAAACAGCATTCCATGGTGACTCTGTTTTAAGAGAGAATGTTTTACCAAATTTTAGTATTAATGATGTATTGACAGTTGACTCAACAACTGGAATTGCAACTTGTCTGGGTAGAAATTTTGTAGGTGTTAAAACAGATTCTTTAGTTAAATATTCTGTTGTGGGTAATACAGTACCTAATATTAATAGAATTGTTGGTATTGCAACTAATGGTTTAACAGTAACCTTAGCAACAACACACAATGTTACTGGAATTTCTGCAAGTGCTATTGTAAGTGGTAATTATAATTTCAAAGTTCTAACTCCCGATATTGCTGATTCTGATAGAGCAAAGTTATATACTAAATTAAACGCTGAAAATGTTTCTAATGTATCTCTTAGTGGATCTAATTTCATAGTAAGAAAACAAGCTACATCGCAAGCATCAGATAATAATGGTTCCATAACACTTAATCGTACTGATATTGGCATTACTAGTTCTTTCTTTATGCCATATGCATTAGATCGATATTCGGTTATCTATGATAATGGTATATCTGCAGATCTTTCATCAGATCAGGTAGTAGTTTCTTCTGATGGTGAAAGTGTCACTCTGAGTGGATTAATCGCTAATCAAAGTAATATTTTTGTAAATGTTACTGCCAAGAAAAATGCGGTCATTTCTAAGAAGAAAAATTATATTAGAAGTGAAAAATTAGAAGTTGCGAGAAGTGCAAGTAGTGTTCTTACAGTAAGTTCTGGATTAACACAGAATAATTTTTACGGTCTTCGTGTAGAGGATAAGGAAATTTCTTTAAATGTTCCTGATGTTAATAAAGTTATTGCTGTTTATGAATCAATTGATGATGGTAGTGTAGTTTTAGATAGTTTATCCTTCGGATCTGGTTTAAGTCTCGATACAGCATCAATATTGGGTGAAAAAATTATAGGTCAAGGTAGTGGTGCTGTTGGACAAATTGTTACCAGATCATCTTCAACACAGGTTGAATTTGTTTATTTGAATGCAAATAGATTCTCTCCAAATGAATCGGTCGTTTTTGAAGAATCTAACATAAGAACTTCTATTCTTACTATTACTAACGGTTCATATACAGATAAGACAAATGATTATACTTTAGATAAAGGACAAAAGCAACAATATTATGATTATTCTAGAATTGTAAGAAAATCTGATTTTTACATTCCATCTAAAAGATTGTTAGTAATCTATGATTGCTATAAAGTTCCTACTAGTGATTCTGGAGATGTTTATACTGTAGGTAGTTATGATGGTCAAAGATACGAAAAAGATATTCCAATTCTTGCTGGTAATGTAAGATCTTCCGATATCTTAGATTTTAGACCAAGAGTTGCACCATTTACTTCAACTACTTCTTCACCATTTGTATTTTCTAGTAGAAACTTCTCCACACTTACATCCAATAGCGAATTTGTTATTGCACCAAATGAAACATCACTTGTAGGTTACTCATATTACTTACCAAGAATTGATAAAATTTGCCTCACAAGAGATGGAAATATTTCATTAATTAAAGGTGTTGGATCATTGAATCCAGTAGAACCAACTTCTATTGATGAATCGATGGATTTGGCGACAATTCAATTACCAGCATATCTTTATAATCCAGACGATGTAAAAATTACTCTTTCAAATAATAAGAGATATACTATGCAAAATCTTCGTGAACTCGAAGATCGTATTGAAAATGTAGAGGAATTAACATCATTAACTTTACTTGAATTAAATACAAAAACTCTTCAAGTCAGAGATATTGATGGTATTGATAGGTTTAAATCTGGTTTCTTTGTTGATAATTTCAGAGGAACTAGTTTTATTAATACCAACGATCCAGATGCAAATTCTACAATTGATACTCAAAAGAGCGAATTGAGATCTGATTTAGTGTTTAGTTCATTAAAATCTAGAATCTCACCAGCAACAACTGCAGATACCAGTATACTAGATTTTTCATCAGATTTTACTTTAAATGATCCAAATATCAAAAAAACAGGTGATCTAGTTACTTTAAACTATTCATCAGTTGTTTGGTCTGATATTCAACAATCATTTGCAACCAAATCACAAAAGGTTAATCCTTTTGGTGTTGAAAACTATAATGGTGTTGTAAAATTAACACCTTCATCCGATACTTGGGCAAGAACTCTTAATGTTCAAGCAGGTAGGATTTTAAGAACACAAAGTAATTGGACTGGTTCATATATTAATAACTTAATAACTAGTTCAGAAACTAGTAGAAAATTAAGATCTAGAAATATTGCATTTGAAGCTTCTGGTTTACAACCATCAACAAATTATTATTCATTCTTTGGTGGAAGTTCAAACATTGATACAATTCCAAAACTGTTACAAGTATCAATGTCCAGTGGTTCATTCCAAGCTGGAGAAATTGTTTATGGGTATGAAGGTGGGAAAAAGGTAACCGCGTTTAGATTAGCAAATGCAAATCATAAATCAGGTCCATATTTGAATCCATCGGAAGTATATACTAAAAATCCATATTCACCAACATTAGATATTGCAACAGTATATTCATCATCTGCTCCATTAATCTGTATTGATATTATGTCACTTGCAGATGATGGAGATGGTAGATTTTATGGATATGTTTCCAATAATATGACTTTAGTGGGAGAAACTAGTTCTGCTCAAGCAACTGTTTCTGCACAATCATTAACGACTGATGTTGTTGGCGATTTGAATGGATGTTTATTCATTAGAAATCCACACACAAATCCAGCACCTTCAGTATCATTTAAATCTGGGTCAAAAACCCTTAAACTGACTAGTAGTTCTACCAACTCATCTGCTTCTTCAGTTAGATTTACACAAGAAACATTCCATGATAATGGAGTTGTTGACCCCTCGGTTTATACCGAGAGTGTTTCAATTAGAAAACCTCCTGCAGCACTTCCAGAAAATGCTGTAAGAAGAGATCCTCTATCTCAAACATTTAGAACTGATAATGTTGGTGGTTTCTTAACCAGAATAGGTCTTTTCTTTAAAGTAAAAGACACAACCGAAAAGATTTTCTTAGAGATAAGAGAAACTGATATTGGTGGAACACCAAAAAATAAAGTGGTTCAAAATTTTGCTAGAGTTGGATTATTACCATCAGATATAACAGTATCTACGGATGGATCCACCGAAACTCTTGTAGATTTACCATCACCACTATATTTGCAACCAAATAGACAGTACTCATTAACACTATCATGCCCAACTTCTGATGATTATGAAGTTTGGGTTGGTGAAACGAATCAACCAACTGTAGCAACACAAAATTATCCTGCAGCTGATCAGATAATTTATTCAAACCAATATACTGGTGGTAATCTATTCAAACCACAAAATGGTTCTGTTTGGTCGCCAGTAATTTCTGAAGATTTGAAATTTAAACTTTATAAGGCACAATTTACTTCCCAAACTGGTATTGCTTATTTCTGCAATCCAAAACTTTCTGTTGGTAGCACATTTACATCAGCAGATTCTAATATACCATCTTTAGTTGATAATCCAATTAAAACATTGCCACGCAAATTAAATGTTGGAATGACAACTTCTGCAGCACTTGGTAGTATTTTAGTTCCTGGTGTTAAAGTTTCTGAAGGAGACAATACAGGTATTATTGAATTTGTAGGTGGAAATATTGGTGTAGTTACTACATCCAATGTTGGTGTGGGTTATTCAAATGGAACTTTCAGTAATGTTCCATTGTATACTATTTCAGGTAGTGGTTCTGGTGCAACGGCAGATATTACAGTTGTTGGTAATGGTGTAAATAGCGTCTCCTTGGCATCAACTGGAAATGGTTATAGGCAAGGTGATTTACTTGGAGTTACAACTAGTTCTGTTTCAGGAACTGGAAATGGTGCGTTGATCTCCGTTACATCGGTTCCAAATATTGACACACTATACATCACAAATGTTGAAGGTGAAACATTCGATACTGGAGATACTATTTCATATCTTAGTGGGAACACTAATGTTTCTATGGCAGGAACAGTGGTTAGAGGAGCAACTACAGTTCCCGATCAACTATTCTCTGGAAATGTTTTTGAAGTATCACATTACAATCATGGAATGCACTCCAATAGTAATGTTGTTAATTTGAGTGATATTGAACCAAATACCACATCTACTACCATTAATGCTGCGATTATTTCTACAAATACAAATGTTTCAGTTGCGAATACTGCATCATTTACAACTTTTGAGGGATCTGCTGTTAGTGGAACAAATCCTGGTTATGTTATAATTAATGACGAAATTATTTCATATAATGCTGTTAATGTTGGTTCTTTAACTATTGTTGCTCGTGGTGAAAATGAATCAATTGTTAGAAATCATGCAGTTGGAGATTTGATTCGTAAATACGAATTAAATGGAGTTTCATTAACAAGAATCAATAGAAAACATAATATGCCAACTAATCAGATTTTAGTTGGTAATAGGGATATTGATACATATCATTTGGAATTTGAGAGACCTTCAGGTAAAAATAGTGGAACTACAATGTTGAACTTTAACAGTGAGAGTTCACTAGGTGGTAACGGTTGTAAGGCATCTCAAAATATTCAATTTAATGAAATAATTCCATATTTCAATGTTATCAATCCACAAAATACAAGTGTTTCGGCAACATTGAGAACAGTTTCTGGAACTAGTGCAGGTGGAAACGAAGTTTCTTTCCAAGATCAAGGATTTGAATCAGTCGCAATCAATAGAGTAAATGAACTTTCTACACCTAGAATTGTTTGTTCAAATATTAATGAAACTGAAAGATTAACATCTCTTCCTAAGAATAAATCATTAACACTTGGAATTAGGATGGAGTCTAACAATAATTCTCTTTCACCTGTTGTAGATCTCTCTGAAGCAGCAACATTTGTATTTGCTAGAAACAGGTTAAATAATCCTGTTGGTGATTATGCAATAGATTCGAGATCTAATCAAACTTCAAATGATCCACATGCTTCTATTTACATCTCAAATACTATCAATTTACAAAGACCAGCATCATCTCTAAAAGTATTACTTACATCATACAGAGATTCTTCTAGTGATTTTAGAGTTCTATATAAACTTATCAGAGCAGATTCTAGTGAAGTTGAACAAACATATGAATTATTCCCTGGATATAATAATTTAACTGACTCTGATGGTGATGGTTATGGTGATACTATTATTAATACATCATTAAACGATGGTTTGCCTGATGTGGAAGTAAATCCAAATAGAGAAAATGAATATTCAGAATATCAGTTTTCTGCAGATAATCTAGATTCATTTGTTGGATTTTCAATTAAGATTGTAATGAGTGGAACGAATGAGGCATACACAAATAAATTTAAAGATGTAAGAGTGATTGCCTTAGCATGATACCTGTTGAAGGACATAAAAATTTATTTCGCGATGATTCTGGTGCAATTGTCAATTGTGACACTACTGAGTATAATCAGTATATTAAAATGAAACATGACCGTCAAAAACAAAAGGAAGAAATTTCTCAATTAAAAAAAGACGTTCATGAAATTAAAAATCTACTTATGGAGTTAATCAATGCGCGACCATGATGAAATTTCTTTAGATACAGTTTCTAAAATGTTTGAGTTTGAAAAACAAGTACGACAAATTGATGAGTGTGATGATATTAATGAATTAAGAACAATGCTTAAGGCATCGTTAAAATTATTTTTGAAACAACAAGAGGTTATATCTAAACTCGGATTAGAAGGAGTATAAATATATTTTAGATCCTGATAATTATCAATTGGTATGATCATATGCCAGACATAAAAGTAAGAGTAGGTCAACAAAATGCAATTAAGGTTGTTTCTGCAGTTGCTGGAGAAACATCTGGAACTCTCGCTGGTTTAAGTGATGTTAATGTTGGTGGTGGATTAGAGAACGGTATGGTTCTCGTATACAATTCCACTACAAATAAGTTTGATGCAACTTTAGAATTAACACCAGGAACTACACAGAATTTAGATATTAATGGAGGCTCATTCTAATGGCGAGTATCATTAGAGTCAAAAGATCTACTGGTACTTCTGCACCCAGTACTCTAAATTATGGTGAGTTAGCACTTACAATTGGTAATGGAACACATGGCAATAGGGGTGGAAGGGTATTTGCTGGAGATAACTCCCAAAACCCACAGTTAATTGGTGGTAGATATTACACAGATCTTTTAAGTATTGCACCTGGATTAGTTGCAGGGCAAGATAACCCAACAACACAGGCAAACGGTTTTGTTCCCGTTCTATTAACGGAAAATGGAGGAAATCCTGGTGGTGCTGGTGCAATTTCTCGTTTACCGAGAGTTGATCAATGGAGTGTAGACAATCTAACGTTAGATGGTAATACAATATCATCTAATGATACAGATGGAGACATTGTATTAAGAACTAATGGTTCTGGTGAGGTTGTAATTCCAGATGATCAGTTCTTAGTATTTGGTGATAGTAAAGATGCTAAGATTGAATATGATGAAAATGGTTCAGATGCTGTTCAAGTAACTGGTGCCCCTTGGGTATGGAATGTTGCACAACAATATATTATTCCAACTGGTAGTCAGTTTGTTATTGATAATGTTGGTATTTCATCTAATGTAATTTCAACAAGATCTGGTGGTGGAAATACTCTTTATATTGATCCTTTCCCCGATGGTTTTAGTAATGAGGGAACGGTAATTATTAAAGGTGATCTCCAGGTTGATGGAACATCTACAACAGTAAACTCAAGTTCGGTTACTGTTAATGAATCTATCATGAATCTTGGTGATGTAACCAGTGTAAGAACGGTTATCACTGATGTTGCATCTGGTGTAAGCACAGCAAGATTAGATTCTGTTGTTGGCATTAATACTGGCGATACTCTTACAGCAACTAGTATTAACGCATCAGGTATTGCGACAGTTTCTGCAATTGATATTGCGGCAAAAGTTGTTACTTTTAGTGGAACAACAAGTGCTGGTCTTTCTACAACTACACAAATCACAGTAACTCACGGATTTGATACTAATACAGACCGTGGTGTTTCATTTGATTATAATACAAGCAGTGGAGTTGGAAATAACAAGACTGGTTTCTTTGGTATGGATGACAGTTCTATCGCTGATAGTTCTGCTGGCGCATTGAATCATGGAACACATGCTGATAATAGTAGAAGGTTAACCTACATTCCTGATGCAACTATTAGTAATAGTGTTGTTGCAGGAACTAAAGGTTTCTTAGATATTAAAGGTATCTACTATCAATCTGGTGATTATGATACTAATGGTATCGTATATTTTGATAGCACTGGTCTTCAAAGATCCACAAATCAACCAGGTGATGCTGATACTACAGTAACATCAACACAAATTTTAACTGCTGTTACTGAAATTGTTCTTACCTTAAGTGGTAATGCAAGTTTAGCAGCTGGATCGCAAATTACGCAGCAAAATAATAGTGCAGCGTATGGTATGGTTAAAACTACAACATCTTCATCAAATAGTGTTACTTTGATTGGAGTTCAGGGAACTTTTGACACGACAAATGATATTGTTGATGATGGCACTAGTGCCAGTGTAAACCCAACTAATGTTGCTACTACATACACTAGTAAACCAACTTGGACCTCAACGATTGACGGAGGAACCTTCTAAAAATTATGAATAGTGAAGTAGATATTAATGTGTTAGTGACTCTTTATAATAAAAAATTAGCAGCACTAACAAATCAAAACGTTTTGTTGGAGGCAAAAATTCAAACATTAACAAAAGAGTTTGAAGATGAAAAAAATAAGTTACTGGCACAACTTCTGGAATTAAAAAAACCAGAACCAGTAACTATTAAATCTAAATCAAAACCTTTAACAGACGCAGATGATTATCAGAACTCAGAGGTTGAAGAATAATGGCAAAACCATCAACACGTCAAGGACTAATTGATTACTGTTTAAGGCGTCTGGGTGCCCCTGTATTGGAGATAAACGTTGATGATGACCAGATCGATGATTTAGTTGATGATGCCGTTCAATACTTCAATGAACGCCACTTTGACGGTGTTGAAAGAATGTTCCTCAAATATGAGTTGAAACAAGCAGATATTGACAGAGGAAGGGCAAGTGGAACAACAGGTGTTGGTATTGTAACCACTACAGCAACATCTACAGATAGTGGTTCTGGAACATTTACATCAAGTTTTTACGAAAATTCTAATTTTATTCAGGTTCCCGATTCCGTAGTGGGAATTGAAAAAGTATTTAAGTTTGATACTAGCAGCATTTCTGGAGGAATGTTTAGTATTAAATATCAATTATTCTTAAATGATCTATATTATTTTAATTCTGTTGAGTTGTTGCAATATGCAATGACCAAAAGTTATTTGGAAGATATTGATTTCCTATTAACAACCGATAAGCAAATTAGATTTAATAAGCGTCAAGATAGAATGTATCTTGATATTGATTGGAATGCACAAAATGCTGGAGACTTTTTAGTTATTGATTGTTATAGAG